GGATCAAGATCATCTCTTTGTGTTGTAGTCATTACTGGTGGATTTAATGTTCCAGTTGTTCCTGTTACTTGAAGATCAGGTACTTGGATTACACCATTTGCAGCATCTAAAGTAATTCCTGCACCAACCTGTACTTTATTACTACTTCCATCGAGAGTAATACTTGATTGTCCTACAGTTAAAACACCAGTTATACGACCATGACCCTCAACAATCAAAGCAGTATTTCCCATTCCAGTTTTAACTGCACCAGTTCCTGCTGATGAGGATAGTGTAGTAATACCTGTTATAGAAAGATTACTTTGACCTCTTATATCAGATCGAGCAGTGATAATACCAATAGAATCAATGTTCTTTACATCTTCGGAATACGTAGTTCCACCAACACTAATACTACCATCAAAATAAGCAACTGTATCTGTAGTACTTCCTGTACTTACATATAACTTATAAGAAGCATTTGGATCAGTTCCTATACCTACATTCTTAGTTGTACTAACACCAACACTACTTGATGCCCAAGTACCAGCAGCACCTGCAGATCCACCACCTTCAGAAGGAACAAATAATTCTGAACTAGTATCCCATGCTAAAACCCAATTATTTGTCTGGATACCTGCTCCAACTGCAACATCCTGCATCCTAGCAAGAAATACTTCACCACCTCCACCAAGAGTTGATAATTGTTGCTGGACTCTATTGACAAATAAACGATAATGTTCTGCTAATTTATCAAAAGTTACATACCTTTGACCTATTGGAGTAAGAGGATCCTGATTATCTACATCAGGAGGTATATTTAAAAGACCTTCTCTTAAATCTTGTTCTAAATTTAATTTTTTATCATTAAAATTCTCTAGAACTTCCTCTAATCTATTAATTTTTTCAGTAAGCTTTTCACTCTTTTCTTCTAAAATATTCCAATCTTTTTTAATTACAGGAACCTTTAACTCTTCTACTAAATTCTCAAATTCTTTTTGTAAATTTTTAACATGTTTTTCATTAACTGTAAAGTTAATATTCAAATCCTTAAGTTGAGTAGATAATTTATTTTCAAAATTTACAATAGTGGGAACTACTGTATTTTTCATTTCCTCATAATACTTAGAAGTACTAGTATCTAAGTTCTCCTGTAATTCTAAAATTTCATTAGAAAGAGTCTCTTCTACTTGATTAATTCTCTTTTCATAATTCTCCAACTTCTTATTCTCACTAACTTCTCTTTGTTTAAAGTCCTTTTGGAGAGTCTCATAGGTTGAGGATAATGATGTCAAATCCTCAAGTAATTCCTCAATCTCTTCAGTTTTCTTAAGTAAGTTCTTATCAAGTTCTATCTCTTTATTATCAACTCTTTCCTGAAGATCCTCAACACTCTTATTAATAAGAGAAATCCTTACACCCATTTCATTGGATATCTCTTTAACTTCCTTTTCAGTTTTTACTTTAGTTTCTACTAAAAGACTCTTATACTTAGGAACTTCCTGACCAACAAACTCATTAAATTTTTCTTTTATATCTTTAATATTAGATTGATACTGTTCTTCAATATCTTTAGCAGTATCACTCACATGAGAAATTCTTTCCTCTACATTTATTTGAGTATCGGCAAAGAATTTTTTATATGAAGGTAAAACTTTTTCTATTAAATTTTCTACTTTCTTACCAATACCTTTAACTTCTTCCTTGACTGAAGAAACTTTCTTTTCATTGATAGAGTCAATATTTTTAGTTACTTGAGCAAGATTAGATTGTATTTCTTTATGAACACCCTCAACTTGAGAAGTTAAATCTTCTTTAAAATTATTAAACCTACTATCAACTCTAGTCTCAGAGTCTACAATTAATGTTTTATATGCAGGTACTTCTACACCTACAAAATCATTTACCGTTTCTGTTAAAGAAGCAAAATCTTTTTTAATTTCTAAGATACTCTTAGAGTTTAAGGTTTTTACTTTATCCTGAACATTCTTTATCGATTCTTCTACAAAGAAAAGATGTGCCGTCATGGCCTCATCTAAATCTTCTTGTTTAATAAGAGCATCAATATTTTCTCTTATCTCTTCTACATTTTGAGATAACAGTTCTACCTTTTGAACATTATTCTCAAAACTATCAAACTTATTAGTAAAGTCTGAAATTGATTGTATATGATTTAAATTAGTCTTAAAGACATTAAATGCTTCAGATAGATTCTCTATTTTTTCAGGTGCAGCAATATTAAGACCTTCCTTAACTTCATCCATAGAAGTGGAAGGATTCTTGATATAAAATTCTGAGGGTTTCTTAAGTGGCACCTAATTTATACTCCATCTACAAGTATATTTATTTCAGTCGTTTTTGGACGTTTTTTGTTCTCCCTTTATCAACTTAGCTAAATCAGCAGTAGAACCTACAAATAATGCATTATTAGTAACATTAGTTGGACCTTTTGTATCTTCTTCATTAACATCTTTAAGTTTTTTCTGAAGATCCATCAATTTATCCGTTGCATCGGAAACACTCTTAATAAGTTGTCCAGCAACTTCATATGCTCTAGGCATTTCACTATCTTGAGCAAGTTCTAAAATACCATTAATAGCTTCTTGTCCTTTCTCAATTATACTATAAAGATTACCTCTTGTATACTCATAATCTTTAGTTATATCATCTTTCGTTAATCTATCTGGTTTCTCTCTTGGAATTACTTCCGCCTTTTCTTCCTTCACTACTTCCGCAGCAACATTAAAAGTTTTATCTAATTTATTAAATTCAGTTGCCATGATCAATCAGCAAAACCAGTATAAGTGCCATCAAATCCAAAGTCATCACCTTCTGGGATTAAAGCATCATCAGAATCGGTAATAGATTTAACTGGATCTCCTTTAAGATGAGAAGCAATGGTTGTACCATCTTTACCTCTTTCTACATTGAGATCATTACCACTCTTACTCTTAACAAATATCTGTTCTCCTCCAAGATCCAGATAACTTAGAGATGTACTATTAGCAGTAATTCCACTAGCATCATCAACTTTAATTATATCATCAGCAATCTCTACATTTGCTGCTAAGTTAGTAAGAACAGTTCCTGTGTAACTCTTAACTGCTCTTGGAGTAACAGAGTAACGAACGTCTCTTTCGACTGACTTTGCACCACCAGCAATATATGTAACAGTTGCTTTTCTGATGATATCCTTGGTAGCAGGTTGAATAGGACCAAACATGTAGGTCTTTGCAGTAAACCTTAGAGTATAAAGAAGAACTCTTCTTTGAGTAAAGTCCCCTTCATAATCATCCTGCATTGTAATATTTTCCAATACAATAGGAATATCTCTTTTCTCTTTAATAGAATCTACTAAAGTAACTGTAACATTATAAGCAGGTTGAAAATAAGGAACTATCTGTTCTACAATCTGTAATGCATCATCATTTAACTTACACATAATAGCAAGTTCAAATTGCATATTATATGGGACAGGCATATATGCTTTTTTAGATTCACTTCCATCCGTAGGATCTTTTACAGTAAACTGTTGGGTAGTTGTAACCTTTCTTGATGGGTCATAAGTAAGACCAGTAAACTCAAAAGACATACGTGGCAAAGTAATTGCAGTTGCCTTATTAAGATCAGGAGTTTGTGAAAGTCTTGCTAAAAATTTCTGTGTGGGACCATATGCTAAAGGAACTCTAATATCGCCACCATCTTGTTTAACAGTAATACCATTAAAAAGCGTACCGAAGGATATGATAGTCCTCCTCAGAATTTCGTTATAAAAATATTCAAACATGATTATATACCTCTTGTATTATATTTAGGGAGTACCGAATGGGTTCTGCTCAGTAAAGTCTAAAATTGAATCTGCTCTTGTTTCTATTTCAGTATTATCTGCAAATCCATCATCCAATGGATCCTCATCTCTAAGCCTTAGAACACGGGAAGCACTAGACGCTGTTCCAACAATAGTCTCTCCAATTATGAATGTTCCAGTTACAGAACCAACCTCTAGAACATTAGTTCCAGCATCCCATGTTCTCATTCTTGCTTCTACTCCAGAAGTAGATCCTCTTACTATTTCATTAAAGATGTAATTACCTGTAGAATCTGTAGAAGGAGAAGAAATAGTAACAGAGATTGGAAGGTCACCAGCAGTATAACCAGCACCAGCATTGGTGTATCTAATAGATGTAATAGTACCTGCAGCACTAACAACTGCGACACCAATAGCAGTTGTACCAATACCAGTATTAGTAAATGATAGTGGAGTATTAAATGTAACTGTTGGGGTAGTTGTACTAAATCCACCACCACCGTCAGTAACAGTTACAACACC